TGTCGCTTCGAGGAGTTTCTGAGTCGGCTGTGCTTCATGTTCCAAATCACATCGCGTAGGAAGGTTTCCACTCTTCTCACAGCCAGGGGTAAGATCGAATGCCACGGTAATGATCCCGTCGTTCTCTAACGCGTACCGTCGTTCATCTGTCATCTCCATCTTCCATCGTCTGTGCCGGGTTTTCCCATTTTTCGTGGCGTGGTTGCCGAAAGGTGCCCATACATGCTTTGCATTGGGATCCACATTGGTGAAAAGGGACTGATCATCCCGCCATCGCACATCCTGCGCTTCAATAACAGTCCACCAGTATCCGTTGACGCCTCGGCGCATTGTGTTGGGCTTGAACGCATCGGGATTCAAGGAAGGCCGACCATCCCTTTTTAGTGTCTTCTGTACCTTCCGTGTTTTTGCCATTCTACTAGGGGCCTATAAAAAAGGGGCCTTACACTGATACAAGAGGCACAAGACATACAGGCGCCATAGCTCTAATCATCTGCACCAGCCGCTCTGTCTCCAGCGGATGCCAACTGTAGCGCCGACTGAGCCGTTTCACCACAACATCCTCTAGCGAAGGCATTGGCGATGGCAAGGTCCAGGACCACGAACAGCCCTTCAGGATGTTCACAATCACGATTGTCCGCACCGGCCGTCCAAACTGGCCCAGCAGCAGCGCATACATGAGAGTCTGCAGTATCCACTCCTGTGAGCATTGATCCATTCCACTAGCCTTGATTTCAGTCAGAGTCGCAGACTCCGGATCATAAATATCGCAGCGGCCCGTGATTCCCACCATATGATTCTTCTTGTTAAAGATCCGTTCTTCATCCGCAGAAAACCCGCCTACGATATTCAGCTCCACCTCAAACTCTGCAGCCCCTGTGATCGAGGTCACAAACGCCTCAATATTCGCATGAAGTTCACGAATCTCCTCCGTAAAATAGCCCAGAAAGGTATTGACCGCGGGGCGGTACAATGCCTGTGTTAGCTGGGTATAAAACAGGCAGACATTCCATATGCATTCGGGTCGCAGCGCCGCATTGGGCGTCTCCGACACAAACTCCATCAAATCACGGCGGAAACCAGCCGAACTGAAGACGGCATGAACCACCCGCTGCCCCGCAGCCACAATATCACAAATCGCGGTCCGAAGGTCCGGATTCCGCTTGAAAAAGGAGTCATACCGTGCCATATACACATCAAACGGCATCCGATTGTTGGCGATATCGTACATGCAGCTCAACAGTCGTTCATCCTCTGTATAGATTACAGAGTCAGAGCCACCATCAGAATCCAGTGCCAACAACAGCTCGAATAGAGCCTTTGGCCGCACCCGTCGCTGAATGAGCATTTCTGCTAGAACGCCCATCATTATGTAGTGATCCTCCTGAAACGGTGTTTCGATCCGCTGCCGAGATCCAAAGACGACCTTCTCTTCAAGCCTCTTCCATGGATGCATGATCAGATTCTTGGCCTGTTCTAATTCCTTGGAAATGTCTTCCTTCACTTTCAAGAGAGATTTATCGCCCACGAGCAATTTGTCTTTCTCATAGGTGGCCGTCCACACGGGCCACAGTCCATAGGCTGCTCGGTGCCACTCTAGGATGCTGAAGTAGGGATCTGGCATCCCTCCGAACCCTGCCGACCCCAAAGACCAAGAGCAGTAGGCCAAGCGTTCCAAGAGACCCGGATCCCGATCCTGCAGTCGCCACAGATACCGCGATGGCCACGAGTGAGCAAACCCAACAAAGAGATACTGGAGGCTGCGCGTTGTAGCCACGTTTAACAGCGATTCGGCCAATAGTTCTTCGGGCTTTCCCAGCTGGACAGCCTGGGGCACCGATCCCTCCGTGCAGCCCAAAAAGAAGACGGCCCGATGACCCTTGCCTTTGTCCCCATGTACGCTCAACATGACTGTCCGCCCTGCCGCCTTCGACCAGTCCAGAGTATTGTGATAGCCATCAGCCTCCGTATTCATATGGTGCAGCGCATCCCCAAAACCCCGAGAAGCATAGAACTTTGTCAGTGTATCTTTGAGCTGTTCATACGTGTAATTCGCCTTCGTCTTGGCCATAATAATCGCAATATCCGCCGGTCGAATGGAAGGATCCCGTTCCATAAGAATCCTAATCATCCCTGTGACCATCTCCGCATTGAGCCTTGATGTAGTATTGTCGCCTGTCTTGAAGTGCGTAAAGAGCACAGGGCGATCCAGCCGATTCTCATTGTCAGAAAGCATCGGTGGCAGACTATATTTGATCTGCGCATCACGGAGGAGGGCATTGTTGAAATCCACGTGGGCCTTGGGGCACCGCCGACAGATATTGAGATCAAAGTAGACAGGGCTCAACTTCTTAAAGATGTTCATTGCATGGACATCAAGTGTCAGCCGCTCGGCCGACGTGTCCTTAAACAGTGTCTGCAGATAATCACCTGCAATGGCAATACTAAGAGGCGAAGACAAGGCCAAATTTACGAGAATCTGCATTTTGTCGGCAGGTAAATCCTGCGCTTCGTCTACCAACAGGAGCCCTGCCAAACCGCCCGTTTTTAGGCGACAGGGCACTGGTCCTTCACTCTCCCCTGTTTTTCTCAAAAGGAGCCGAACCTTTTCAGAATAACAGTCTGCTATATCATCTAGTTCCTCCTCATCTTCTAACATCAGATGAACCCAGGCATCGTAGTTCGAAATGCAAATCGGAACAGCGTTGAATACCCCAACATAGTGATTAGAGGAGCCCTGCTTCTCAATGGCAATCCCAAGAGTTGCTTCCAGGCGGGTTTTGATTTCGACCGTGACGGAACCGACCAGTGTTAAAAAGAGGAGGGGCCGCCTGTGGGTAGCCAAATCAGCGACTGCTATCTTGATGAGCGTATCCGTCTTATGGGATCCCGCGCAGCCATTGATTAATTTATAGGTGGCCGGGGATCTAACGATCGCCGCTTGTTGCTCACTGATGAAAGTGAGCGTATCCATACCTATGTACTGCAAAGTATCTTTAAGCAACGCCGCAAATGCAATAGAATGGGTTGGATGAAGAATGCGACCGAATAGAAGTCACAGAAGAAGGCATGAGGCCGCCATTTTGAATCCACTGACGAAACACCTCCTCCCGTCCTGCCACGCCGTCCGCATTCGTGACCAAGCCAAAGCCATCATCCTTGAACAGCCATGCATTGAAGTCCGCAGAGCCCAGAGACCAACCCCCGTCGCGCTCCCCATCATAAAAGCCCCGCAGCATGTAATACTTTTTGTAGCTAATGGACGAGGTTGTCCGACCCGTGACCACCAGGAATGCTCCACTCTGGCTACAGAAGGACCCAGCTGTTTTGGCCCAATCCGCAAAAGAGGCACCCGTAACCGATACACTATGATCCGCCAACTGCAGTTCCTGATTGTTGATAACAAATCCTGCAGCTGCGGACCATTCCCCAGCCGAGCCGCCGGGCGGCAAGACACCGATGAAAGTATTATAGGCATGTTCGTAGCGAACAACAACACCGCCGATCGCGTACCCTCCCACGGCCGGTAACTGTTGCCGCGTGAGACCCCGCCGGAATCCCCGTAGATAGGCCGCTCCTGCATTGATGAACGGCTGCGTGTTCACATCAGGAAACTCATAAGCAGCCAGATCCGCCACAGTGATCGTCGTCTTTGCAAACGGGTTGGGTAGGAGCCCTGTGGGAACCGTGAACGATCGACCTAGATTGCCCGATACATCGGCCGCAATAGCTGCCAGATCCGCATTCATTTGTTGGGATGTCGCGGTGTGGCGGTCAAAGATACGACTGAAGGCCTGTAGAAGAGCCGCCGGTGACGGTGGCTGACTGTAGGAGTTTACTAGTCCACCCAAGAAGGCCGACACTATGGCGGGTACGGGATCCTCTACAGAGGCCAGGTCGGCCAGATCGCCGAGGGCTGCAAAAAGAATGTCACCAAACGGGCCGAGCCCGTTGTCCTTTTCATCGGTTGCCACCAGGTGACTAAAGACACTAATAATCGTGTCGGATGCATAGGGATAGCAGTATTCATTCAGGGCAATGAGCCTTTGCAGATTTTGCTGAATCCTATCAACATCACTCATTCTACACATTAATCAGAGCAGGAGTTTAGATCCCCAATCATTACTATTTCTTAAAAATCCCATCATTATAATCACGTCCATTCCAATTGGGACCTTTGTGGATGCAGTCTGGCAGCTCAACAAAGTCCGAGCCTTGTTCCGCATTGAACTTCTTCAGAAACTGCCGCAGACCACGCTAGAGTAATTATAATTTCTCTATATAGAGATGGATTCCCTCCGCCGACTAGTAGGGATAATACCTCCGTCGATTCGTCGCGATCTTGAAAGTGCGGTACAACGCGATTCCCTGAGGGATTTAGGCAATGTTATAGTCACACTTCGTAGTGAATCATACTCAATAAATAAAAAATGTACAGAAATAATGGCTGTAATGGCATCTCTAAATACTATAGAGGGGAGACCCACACTTTATATTGCACTAATTAAAAAAAATTTTAAGTTTATTACTGCGTTACTTGAAACTGGCGCAGATCCTAGAAGAAATTATTCCATAATAACTCCCAAACCACTCATAAGCAACCTAATGTCCAATCAGCCAATCAGAGCATGGCTTACCAATACAGAAATATATGACTTTATTAAACTACTTGTACGGTATGGCGCAGATATAAATAGTATTGATGATGTTAATTTCACTTTATTAGATTATTGTAATCAATATCCTGAAAGGATAGACCCGCGGCTGCAGAGACTCTTGACTGACCTTGGCGCAAGAACCGGTGCTGACATAGCTCCCGCAGCCGCAGCCAGAATTCAAAGAGAAAGAGAAGAAAGAGAAGCCCGAGCAGCCCAAGCAGCCCGAGAACCATACGATTTGTTGGCAAAACTCCAACCATATTGCTGTCGTGATATAGTAGAGCAACTTAAGACTATCCACACAAATCGTTCGGGAATTCTTTATGGATTTCGCACAGTTCATGTTGGAAAATTAATAAAGGGGTCCATAAACACAGATGACGATGTCTATTTAGTCTATGGTCATCCGCCTAAACAGGACTTAGTAATAGGAAAATTTATTATTGTCGGCGGCAAAGATGGATTAATAACTGATATTAAAATTCAATTTTTGGATATTGATACAAACACTTGGCGAAACTTTAATTGGGAAACAAAAGCTATCACTGGTGGTAATCGTAAAACCAGGAATCGGAATCGTAGTCGCATGTCAAGAAAGAAAGGGCCTTATTGAAAAAGGTGAATGGTACTAATGGGGCCTCAAATCCAGGTATGACAACCTTCATGACCACCAGCATGACCACCAGCATGACCACCAGCATGACCGCCCCCAGCTATCCAACACAAGCACCCTCAACACATCCAATGCAAATTCTCCGCGATAAACTTTCAGATGCACCGGTCCAGGCTCTCTGCCCCCTGCCAGGAAATCAACTAGCCGTCGGCACGGAAAACAAATGGTTCAATGTTTGGGCTCTTTCTCTCCAAACAAAACCATCCGTTATTGAGACGGGTCCGAAAACGTGGGGGCTGTTCAGCAGCGGCACAAAGAGCTTCTATATTCTAGCGGATGGCCACATTGCAGCAGCCATCAACGATTGTGTTGTTATCGTTGATATCACGGGCCCTTCCTATATGGGCGTCAAGGCCGTTCTAGAAGGCAGAGGCTATTATGGTCCCGGCCACAATGGGAGTGCGAACTGCATGACAACAGCATCAGACGGCAGAATTATATCAGGCGGTGGAGACCACGACATCATAGTCTGGGGTCTCGACCGGAAACGTCCCGAAAAATACTTATGGGTACCGGCCCTCATCACACACAGCATCTGCTGTACCAAAGACGGAATCATTGTCGCAGGGCACGACAATGGTCTTCTAACCATCTGGGATCTGACGACCTACGAACGGTTGACCGCCGTCAAAGTGTCAGAGAAAGCCGTGCGGTCAATCTGTCTTCTAAACGAAGGCCAAGTGGCAGCAGGATCGGATGACGGGCTTATCTCTATCTGGACCCTTGCCTGTAAGGCCCTTGATTCCAAAGTCTGCCAACAGTCCTTCAAGGATCACACCAATGCCATCCGTGGCCTCTGTCTGCATCCGAACGGCTCCCTAATCTCAGGCTCCGAAGACGGCACGGTCATGATCTGGAACCTAGCAACTGGACTCTGTACGAGGGTACTCGAACAAGGAGCGCCTGTCACTGCCATTGCCATCCTGGAGGATGGCCGGATTGCAGCAGGGTTGGCCAACGGTCAGATTAAGATCTGGGCCCTTTAACATATAATTTATATATTCTAGTAGCTCTTTAGAATGGCCAATACACCCCTTATGGCGTTATGCCATGCTGGTAACGTTCCAGAAATCGAAAAAATCCTTGCAGGGACCCCTTTTGACATAAATCAAAAAAATAGTGTAGGTTACACAGCCATTTTATTTGCCTTTAAAGGCAAGGCAACTCTTCCAGATAAGTATAAAATCATTGAAGCATTACTTGCAGCAGGTGCCACAATTTCCGCAGAAATGAACTTATATTTATCTAGCAAATATGGCCTACTAGATCGTGTGCATCCGAGTCCCGATATAGTAAATACCAACATCACGGGTCCGAGTGCATTTGCCCCCTTTGATACAATCCTAGCGGCTACCTGCGAAAACTCACGCGAATACGATCCAGAAGGTTTAATCGTCGGAAGACTTATAGCATCAGGCGCTGATGTAAATGCTCGTCGCGGAGATGGTAGCACTGCACTCCTTATGGCTTGTAAGTCCTCCTTTTTGTCGGCTGCTCGTCAATTAGTGAAGGCCGGTGCCTCTGTGAATATAGGCAATGCAATGAATGAAACACCTCTTGGTCTAGCAAGGGGCCCTGCCCTAATAGAGTTTCTACATGAAGAAGGAGCTATAACACCAGGTATGATGCCACCTAGAGATAGAATACCGTTAACCGCCTACTTAGTAGTAGGATCCTGCCCATTTGAAGAAAGAAAAGGAAGAATATTTTACGATAATCCGCACTATTATTTGTTGGACCATTGTGTAACGGGGCCGAATCAGCGGTCCTCCACTTTGCGTTACTTTCATCAAAATTTCACAGATAGGATGGCAATGACGCGTTTAGCCGAAAGGTACCCGAAGATGTTTGATCATATATTTTTTGATGTGGCAGTATTTAAATTTTTTGAAGGTAATATTGATAATCTTCGGCAATTCCTGTCAATGTTAAAAGATGGCGGTCAGATGATTATTGATATATGTCCCTATAGTGCAGTTCCGTACTTTTTGTTAGGAGTCAGAAATACTACGAAAGAGGTATACAAGGATGATGAGACACATGCTCGAATGCGTTTTAATGCAATGCAAAGATGCGTTGATTCTACCAGAGATAGGATACGGACATTTCGAGATGTGCAAAGCATTGACCTTGTGGAATACAGCAGCCTTATGGGTCATCCTGCGGGGCAGATTTATACACCAGCAATATCTGGACAGTGCTTTCTTATTACAAAGACAGCATTGAGGAGACCAATTGAAACTCAACCCTTAAGAGCACCAGGCCGCCCCCCTACTCTCAATAACCTACGGGCGGCTTCTGCAAATAGCACTAGGAAAAATAATAAATTAACATCAATTGGGGTATTTAAAGTACCAAAAACTTCAGGATGGTGGGGTGGCGGCAGATCCACGCTACGAAAAAAGCATCGCTAGTTCGCGACAGCATATAGGATACAATCAGCCGTAATAGTATTTTCTGATACTGATTGTGCAACAGTTACCCATAGACCATTGCCAAAATCTAATCCTTGACGCGTCTAACCCTAAAGCTACAGCCAACTGAGAGAGTTGTTCTGCAGCCATCTGTATGTGAATAAGAAATTATCTAGCGGTCCATAATAATCCAATCACCTTCCTGCCGTTCAATTAATTCCATACCTGAACTATCTGATATAGACCCGGGATCCTGTTTGAATCGCAAATAGGCCTCGGCCACCCGACTGGCAACTGTTTTTGTTAGAGCGCCGCCATACTCTACTGTAGCCTCCACCAGCTGGGAGCCGAGGCTGACAGTGACCGCTGTAGTTCCCCCAACAGCCGCAGCCAGGCCCAGTGAAGTCCAGAGACCTCCCGATCGAATGGAAGCCGCAGCACCCTCTGAACAGACTCGACCTAAAATACGCATTGACATTGCGGGTACATCTCCTGCTATCAAGCGTATTCCAGCAGCTGCCGCAGCACCAGCCCCATCCACCAGCCACCCTGTTCCGGTCGCCGCAGCCCCTGTTCCCTGGATCAATAACGTATACGTTACTACAGATGCTACTGTCCCCGCAGCCGCTGCTGGGGCAGTAATATGAAGCCATGATTGGATCATCTCCTACGAGAGGATCTTTTACTTTTCTTTTGAAGGCGACTGCGACTACGGGTTTTCTGCATTCGCTTCTTATGACGGCGACCACCTCCACTTGATGTAGGATCTTCTGATACAGTGGCAGTGCGACCAACTGAAGAGGAGGAAGAGCCACCACCCGCTCCACCTGCGGCGACAGCAACAGCCCCAAACTCCCCCACCCGCGGATTCAAATCAGAAACAAGATGACTCAGCCCAACAGATACCAGAGGGGTCGCAGCATTGACAACACACGGAGCTCTACATTCAGGACATATCTGTATTGCAATATCACCAGGAACAGGTCGATATACACAAAATCTTACAAGGCCCCGCCACCACCACCGCCGCCACCGCCACCACCCAGACCGCCACCACCCCC